GTGTGAGCTTGAGTTAAAACCGGAGCGTCGGAAGTCAGGGCATGAGACGAATCCACAGCAGCGAGGACATGGGCCTGAGTCAGAACCGGGCTATCCGCCGCATGAGCATGAGAAGAGTCGGCAACCTCTAAATTAACCCCTCCCCCCTGTTCGGTTAATTCAATGGCGTCATTGGTTAAGGCATGGGAAACTTCCTGGACTATTAAGATATGAACCTGGGTCAGGATGGGCGCTTCGGCACTTTGGCCATGGGCGACATCTGTTAAGGATAAGACGTGACTTTGGATTAATGTGGGAACATCTGCCGCGTGGCCATGGGAGCTTTCCGCTACGCTTAGGGTGGTTTTTTTGCGAATTTTTGGTTTCTTTTCCGTCTGTAAATGAACTCCTCCTGTCAGCGCCACCTTGGGAACCGTGATGGTTATGTCTTCCGCCTCTGTTATGTCATAATTGGGCCGAGCAGGAAGCGTAATGGTGACAACCGTATTGGAGGTTCGGACGACGGCGGACGTGGGTATATATGGTCGGACTTCGGCATTCCATCCGGTTGCTTCAGACTGCAACGAGATAATACCATCAATTATATTTTGCCGAATGTCATTAAAAGCCATGAATACTTACCACTAAAGCATGAGAAGTTTTTTAGGCGCTTATCCAGGTGTCATCTAATAAAGTGATAACGATTGTTTTATTACCAGCCACCATATCGTCTTCTGTTACAATTTCGTCTGTGATCGTTCCGGTAATATCTGGGGGAGGCCTCTGCCATTCAACCTCAGAAATTACCTGTGACATTCGTTGACTACCAGCATGCTGTTCCTCAACCTCAGAAATTACCTGTGACATTCGTTGACTACCAGCATGCTGTTCCTCAACTTCGGAAATTACCTGGGATACAACTTGTTGTGCTGCCATGTTAAGCCACCGAAGCTACCCCAATTTCCAGATCGTCAATATCTGCATCTTCCCAAGGTTGGGAATCATCAGGATTCAATCCCCAAAATTTTTCAGCAAATTGATAGGTCAAAGCTGGAGATAAATCATTTCCATAAAAATAATTTCCACCAGACCTAATTGCTATTTTTACTTTCGTTGGGGTCGGAGTTCCTTCATAAGCATAACGCATTAACACCCGCAGCGCTTTTACAGACCCTATCGTACCAGCCAAATCATTACAGTTATAGGTATCTACATTGGCAACAACATTGGTGGAGATATAGTCAGCATCGTTATAAGGAACTTCATCCACACATTGCCATGGAAGTCCTGTGGATGCGGTCCATACAGCAGAAGTATCCCCAACTGCATTTACTTTTACTGCTTGAATGTAGCTATTACCAATCCAATTGGCATCATCAACCACAATGTCATCAAAGATTGGATAGTCATTCCCTAATGATTGCCCAGTCGAACCAATCCCAAAATATCTTACGTTTTCAAGACCAGCCGTGGAATCTCCGTTAACATCGTCAAAATTAATAACTTCAACACCATCGATCTTGACAATGCACCGACCACCGTCATTTAACGGTTTATACCATACCTCTATTAGGTAAACTACATCTTCAAGCATAGCAATAGTGCTTGTTTCCAATAGTGTTGCATTATGTATTCCCCTACGAAGCTCTATATAACCTGTTGAAAGTCTATTTAGAGACGCAATAATAGTTCCCGCAGAGTCTCGAAAATAACATAGTGACGCGACCGAGTTGCCATATATTAGATATTTAAAGGAAACCCATATTTCACTTTTATTAGCCAGGAGATCTCTATATATGCTGTCGAGCCCATAGGTAAGCCGGCCACCATAACTTCCTGTTATACCACCTGTAATGGATAGATACCCAACCCAGTTAGGAAAACCATAAATAGAGCCATGCTCAAATCCTTCAATAAATAATCTTGCCATTTTATTTCTCTTCTATGGTGCTGCCGTTGCCGCGCCTGAGATTCCAGGCAAAGGGAACCCGTACTCCATCCAAACGAAAGCTATTGAAATAGCTTACGTCGGATCGGCGATCTCAATATCCCAGGCCGGAATCGTGACCGTATTGCCGTCGGTCAAGACCTGCGCCGTACAGGTGGTTACATAGAGCAACCGGTCGTCTACGTCGCAAATGGCAATGTGTTGAGCGTTCCCGGTATTAATAACCTCGATCGTGGCCTGCTGATTGACGGTTAACTTCCTGCCGTTGGTATCTCCATCGCCCGGGCCGGTATAACTACCGCTGGTCAGGTCGGATTTGATAGCCAGCATATAAGTGACCGTCGCCTCGGTATAGGTTGTCGGCTGGGTAGAGCAAACACATAATTGGGTGCCGCCATTCTTTAAGATATTTAGTGCGCCATCCAAAACATTATCGTGAACTAATTTTCCCATTGTAGTAACCTCCTTTTAATTAATTCTCTAAATAATCCGGAACCTGATCGGTCTCGTTATCGATGTCGTTCCGGTTGATTTCTTCCAGCATTCTCGCGTTGATCGTTGCCCGCCATAACACCAGGTGCCTCTCCGCCTTCTTAGGATCGTATGTCTCGGCATCCTGTTTCAGGTAAGCCCGGCCGCAAATCCCGTCCAGTAATCCGAAGTGGTATTTGAAATGAATCTCGGGGGCCAAATCGAGGATGGCCGAGGTCAGTTGAGCCAAGGGGAAGCGCACCACAGTCAGCCAGAGTGTATCTATGGCATCCGGAGTCGGGGCCAGGGTGATGTAGCCCGTATCCAAGTCGCCCAGGAAATTCTTGGGAGTGCCGCTTGAGGCCGTTGCCGAATCCCAACCGGGCGAATAGTTATCCATGAAGGTCCGGGTTCGTCTCGTTATCTTGCGATCATAAGTAACCAGCCTTCCCCGCAAGACTTCAATCACCCTTGAGTCCAGGGTATACTTAGCCAGACTGGCCGCCAGAGTCAGCTTGCAAATCGCCTCGGTCGTCGAATCCACCAATATCTTGGTTTGTTCGCAGAACTCATTCACGGTATCGTTGTAATAGGCGATCATTTCGTCAAGGCTCCACCCGTATGGGATCGCCAGGTCGTCTAACCAGCCTCGGGCCAGGTTAATGATTTCAGTATGGGTCATCCTGTTTCCTTAAAATCCGGGAAGGCCCGAAGACCTCCCCGGGATCGAAGATTAATTACAGGTTAAGGGGTCGGGGTGGTTTTGAATTCGTCCAGATCCAGCCAAATCCCCAATTGCAGGGCCGCTGTGACGGTAATCACCAGTTTCAGGGCATAAGTGGTGGTCATAACCTGTTTCTGGTCGGCTACCGTAGCGGTCATCGTGCCGGCCACAACCGTTCCGGGAGTGGTGCTGATATTCCCGCTGATGATGGTATTTCCCCCATTTTTGGAAATCACCACCGTTTTATTGGTGGAGGGGTCGGTATTCGCCACCCAACTGGCCCCATGAAGTTTGCAGTCATAGGGCACCGGAACATAAAAAGTGTTGGCTGTGGCTGCGCAGGTAAAGCTAAGAAATTTATAAGCCATGGTCGTTCTCCTTTAAAGTTTTTAGAGGTCCGGGAGGCCTGAACCTCCCGGAGTTACAGGGTTAAGGAGGAAGAAAAAACTACGCCGGTTCGGTCATGGCCGTATGGCGCGCATGAGCCTTGCGGTTCCGGCAAACCAGGTTCCCGCTCCAGCGGATAAAGGCCACCTTGATGTCCGGCTGGTCAATGGGGCTGGCCCAGACCGGCTTGGTGAAGTTGTAATCCTCATGGGTCAGGATATCCAGGTAGTTGAGATTGATCGCATCCAGATAGCCGGCGGTCTGCTTGTTGTCGGTGACGACCGGAGCCCCTCCGAAGAGGATGTTGTCGAAACCGGCATTGACCAGGCGGACATCCGAATATCGGGCCTGGGTCTGAAGGGTGCGCTCGAAGCCATCCTTCAGCAGTTCCGTGGTGATGTAGAGGTTCGGTTTGCCTTCCATGTTGTCGTCAATGGAAGCCGACCGGCGAAGGGCCTGCATGACCTTGAAACTGATGGCCTCAACCGTGGTATTCTTCACGGCCTTCCAGTCGGCCATATCGTCCTCGGCGATTTCCCCGTAGGCGGTCGCGGTGACGGTGCTGAACAGATCGCCCAGGCCCACAAAGGCATTTGTGTTGGCGGCAGCCGCATAGACATCGGTCCCCATCTGGGTCCGGATGGATTTCTGCGCGTTCTTTAGCTTGCCTTCGACCAGGTTGACAATGGCCAGGTCGCCGCTGTTCTGCCGTTGGTCATCGAGATCGACGGTCACACCGGCGTAATAGGCGGCCCAGCGGAAGAAAGCGGCGTTATAGATTTCCTTTTTTCCCAGAGGCAGTTTGGTCGTCGCTCCATAAGCGCCTGCATTCCCGGCGGCATACTCTAAAACAATCTGGATCTTTTTCCCGCCCGGGATGGTATGGGTTCCACGTTCCCCGCCCAGAAGTTTATAGAGCAGGATGTTGCTCTTGAAATAGATGTCGTTAGGCGTTTTCTCGACGTAGTAGTCGGTAATTGCCTGAAGTTCGGTAAGTGTTAAAGCCATGATGTTTCTCCTTTATTTTTAAAACCGGGTTTTACCCGGCCCGAACGGACCTTAGAACTTCCATCATTCCCGATTTCTTGTCGGCATCGGATAAAGGCCCGGTGTTGGTGTTGGTTACTCGTGCTTCGCTTCCAGATTTACCCAGTACCCGCTTGGTGGCGTCCGCACCCTGGGCCAACTTGGCCATTTCGGCCTTGCCCTTCTCGTAGGCGCCTTGAACTTCGGCCTTAGCGGCTGCAATTTCCTTGTTCTTCGACCACTCGAAGTAGGCACTGAGGTTGTCGTGCATGGGATTCGTTGATCTGATCTTGTCTAATTCGCCGGACTGTAAAGCCTCCTGGAAATCAGGGTGGTCCTGCTGAAACTTGGACAGATAATCCTTGGCTGTCCGGTCCGAATCCAGTTGGGCATAAGTCTCTTTGGCCATAACCGCCATCTTCTGGGCGGTCAACGCGGCCACCTTCTTGAGCCCTTCGCCCACACTTAAATCCCCGGATTCGACAGCGCTGGTAGTTTCGTCCAACAGCTTGTCGTAATCCGTAGGGGGTTGCTGCTGGGCCTGGGGTTGGGATTGCCCCACCTTATTCACCAGGTTCATCAGCATTTCGTTCTGCTTCCGCAGGTTCCCGACTTCGGATCCCAGCCGGCCATGGTCTTTTTCAAGTTCCTGGTAGGCGGGAATCACCTCTTCAGCGCTCTTAAATTTTCCAAGCACGAGGGTTTGTTTGGCAGCCTCGTCAATGGCCTGTTGCGTGGCTTGTCCCGGTTCTTCCTCAACCGGGGGCACAACTACATCCTGGTCAACGGGCTGGCTTCCTGTCGGAATCGCGTTTTCTGGTAGTATCATGGTGTTCTCCCTGGGGGTCCTCTCGGATTTTCCCCTGTTTCCTATGTTGTGGGACCTATGGGTTATCGGTTCGAGCCGGCCCAGGTGCCCTAATCTTTGATTTACTGATACAATCTCTACAGATCTTCTTCCCTGAAGCGGGAAAACTGCAATCATTCCAGGTCTGGAGCTGATCGCACCTCTCGCAGTATTCAACCCCGAAAGCCTGGGGATTAAGAATGACTCCGTTATGAGAGATAGGGCTGGCGACTAAAAACCTCTCGGTATTTGAATTTAAATCCATCTCGTCCCCGACTTCGGCGAGTCGCAAATACCGCGCTCTTTTAAAAATCGTTTGTACTCGCTCCGGCTCTTCAAGGGTTTCGTCCCTGGGATCGAAAGATCCTGTAAGGCGGCCTGAACCTGGAAATCATCCAGCCAGGCCGGAGAATCCCCGTGGACAGCTCGAAAATTAACGACCTTCCTGGCCCGACCTGAGCAATCGTCCATCATGCAGGGTCTATCCTTGGGGCAATCGGCGATTCGATAAATTTCATCTAACTCATCGCCGCATTTCTCGCATTTAAAGGTGTAGATGGGTGCCATTAGATATTTATTCTCCTGCGGTCATTAACCAATCTGCTCACATAAGACTGGTGAATATTAAATTGCGTTGCTATCTCTGGTTGGGATATCCGGTGGTTATATAGGTCTCTGATTTCAAGAACTTCCTCGTCGGTTAATGGGGTTGCTTTTATTCTCCCCTTGCGTATAGCATCATGGATATTCTCAAGTTGACGCCCAGCGAATAAGTGTTCCGGATTAACACAAACTGGGTTATCACAACGATGAAAAACTCCCTGGGTTTCAGTAAGTTCTCCAACAAATCGCTCATAAGAAAATCGATGCGCATAAAATGTATTTTTCCGGTATCTCATTAGGCCATATCATGCATTGGTTTTCGTGCCTGTCCAAATCCAACAGGAGTTAAATTTTATTACGTTTTTATTAAAATATTCATCTATCGTTTGAGCTGTTCTACCGTGATTGCGGACGTATTTTCTCGTGCGACCGTATTTGTCGTATTTCAATATTTTTATCTCGCAACCACAGGCACAACTGATTAACTCATTTAATCGCACTTTCTTACCCTCCCACGGGTGACGGCTGAACCTGACCCTGCTCGGTCTTTAATAGTTCCGGTGGCTGTCCCGGTTGCGCGCTACCATTTCCGCCAGACGCCCCTGGCTTCGCTCCCGCATCTTGCGGTTTATTTCCCGGTCCACCCTGGGGTTGTGATAACTGCTGATAAAGCACCTGGGCCAGGTCTTGAGGCAGACCGGCTTGAATCAATATCTGAATGGCCTGACTCAACTGGCCTTCTCCTACCCTTTCCACGATCTCCTTCCAGGAAGGAAAGTTAAGATTCTCCAGTAGGGCTTGCCGGTCTATGGCCCCGGCCTGATAAAGAGCAAAGGCCTGCTCCTGTACCTGTAATGAGGTCTTAGCTAAAGTTGAACCACTTTCAACCAGGTAGTTGAATTCCCTTCCTGCCAGATCCACTCCTCTAATACTTTTAGTCGTCCCCTGAGCGGCAATCAGTTCCGGAAATATCCCGAAATTCTGGAAAAAAGAGATCGCACCCCGGCCCCGCTGCCTTACCAGATAATCAACTGCCCTGATCTTAGCCCGGACCAAAACCGCCCCGCGCTCCTGTAGGGCTGCGATAGCGGCCCCGCTAATGACTCTTGATGGAACATCACCCCGATCCGCATCTTCAATGGCGCTGACCCGGTCGAAAAATTCGACCAGGGTTTTTAGGGCATCAAAGAAATTACTCGGCAGATTCGGGACCTGAAGATAGCGGATCCCTTGACTGGCCACCGTACTGACCGGTCTCAGGATCAAACCCGGCTCGTTTTTGATCATCTCCTTGGTAATCCCGGTGTCCTTGGGGATGATCAAGGGGGGGTTAGTCACTCGGCGGATATAGTTGGTGATCCTGGTAACGATCTCGTCGATCTCCAGATTGATATCGCCCACCTGCTCAGCAGCCGCAAACCCCCACACTGAGGTCGTATCCTCATAGGAATTGGCCTTAAAGAACGGCAGGTGGTCATAAAGATAGGTCTTGCTCGATATTTCCCTGGGCAGCGCCGGGTTGATATTGGGGTTGGGTTTATCATCCAGGACCAGGCGCCCCTCGTTGGTGAAGGTGACGACTCGGATATTGCCGGGATACTTTGATTGCTCGGTAACTTCTATGATCGGCTCCATAACCAGTTCCCCGGTCATGGGATCAATGGCAGGAAGTCCGGTATCCGGGTTGATAACCGGCTGCGCATCCACCACGTTCTTGATCTTCTCAGTTGAATAATCCCGGACCCAAAGCTCAACGACCAGCGCTCGGCCTTCTCCGCCTACCTGCGTTGCCCCATATTTTGGGTGTTGAATGGGCGTGTAGTTACCTGGATAGTTCTGTGATCCGAAATAGGTACCTGCTGGAATCGGACGGTTTTCTTCCCGATCCTCACCCAGGAGGCTGTAAATATCATCACCCTCAACCCGATCTTTTTCCTTTAAGCCAAACATCTTCTGAACCAGGGCAGTGTTCATCGGGTAGGCATGACAGAAATAGGGACAATCGTTCCACTCCTCGTAGTATCCGGGGGCAGGGAGGGCAGCAAAGGCGTCTAAAACGATGGTGTCGGTTCTTTTTTGGGTGTGATCGTAGACCGACTTCTCGGTCGTGATCCCGTAGATCTCGTTGGCCAGGGCCGACTTCGCCAGAGAAATAGATTGCTCGGTATCGTTCCACCAATTCTTGATCTTCTGAGACACCAAGATATCGGTTCCGTCTTCTATCCCGTCCGTCGAAACGACCTCGGCCACTGGATTTCGGGCCGTGATATTGGCCACCGTCCGGATGATGTTGGCGAACAGGAGATTGATGGTTTGCTTCTTCTTCCTGTTTTTATAGACGACGTGGCGATTAGGACCCCCATGGTGGTCCCCCCGGAATAGACGATGATTCTCCATCCAGCGTTCTTCAAGTTCCAGCCGCCGGCGCTCCATTAACGAAGCCTGCCACAGGGAATAGAAGAATTCTCCGGCCTTGGCGTGTCCTTCCGGTGGAAGGTTAGCCAGGCTGAATTCGTCTTTATTGGTTGTTTTGGTTTGGTCTGCCATTTTTATCCTTGAATCAGGGCCAAAAAAAACGGCGTGAATACTGAGGACTGGGGCTCCCAGTATTGCCACCGTTTGATTCGCTTTCGTCTCTCGGGCGGTGGCCGCCGCCCTCCGAGAACCCTGATTGTCGGTTAGATTATTTCGCTACTGCTTGTACCTTCCCCATGTCATGGGTCTTAATGTGGTCGTCAAACATCCACTGCTTTTCAAAGGCCTGATCGCACATTGGGCAGTTCAGGCTCACCGGTTCGGGCTTTTTCCACTTCTCTTTCCCCTTTTTGGCGGGCTTCTCTGGTTCCTTTGGCTTTTCGGCAACCGGCTCGGGCTTGGCCTCAATCCTGTCCCTGACTTCCTTGGGATGAGAGGCCAGATGGTTTCCCCATTCAGACAGATTATAAAATCCACCACATTCGGGACAGGACTTAAGAGTCAAGGCTTTGGCCAGGGGGTCATCGTCCAGGAGTTCTTTCGTTTCGGGTTCAGGAGCTTCTATTTCCTCTTTTAAGCCACTTTCGACTTCGGCTGGTACGTTTTGTCCTTGCCCGAGATCGTCGACTGGCTGGCCTCCTGCTTCGCCTGCCTGATCAAAAACCAGCCTATCCAACCCTAAATACCCGGTTGGAGCGATTGGCGATTGGCATCCCTCACAGCAAATTGACTCCGACAGATCGGAATCGGCAAAACAGAGAGACCAATTCAAGCCCTGCTCCCCGTACCTCGGGATCCATTCCAGCATTTCACCGGTCAGGATAGCCTTGGGATTGTACAAATCCGTGGTCTGGTAATAGATTTCTCCACAGGCTGGACATTTGACAGGTTTGGATGATAGGTCAAGATTCATAAATTACCCTTCTTTTTTATTCTTCAGTTGACTCAAAAACCGCTCAGTCTGCTTGGCCACGATACTCGGCACCGGATCATCGACGGCCTTTGGACCTCTTGGCTTGACCGGTATCTCATCAATTCCACCCTCGTAATCATCAAGAAGAAAGGCATCTCCCTTTTCTTGCCCGACCCGGAAGAGGCCGGCCCCGGGCTCCTTGCGTGTTCTGAAGACCAGCAGTCCTCCGAGCGCCGCACCGGCCAGAGTCAGCACGGCACCCAGAAACACTGCCAGGAGGATGAGGAGGATGGAAGAAGCCGACAGGGTGATCACGTTACAAGTCCCCTTTCCCGAGCCAGTGAATCCATCTTTCGGAGAAAGGTCGTAGTCCAGCGATAATCATAATCCGGCCTTTTCTTCTCTTCCCTCGGCTTTGATTTGCCCACTTCCCGATTCGCAAACGTCTCGGCTTCCGGGATCAAGGTGTTTCGGGCCTCGGTATATTCCTGATCTGTCATTATTTCCACATCATAACAGTTCCAGGGCTGCAACTATAGGCGAAGCAAGCGCCTGCACCGCTTCAAGGGTTTCCCCTGTCTCGAATATGAAATAATGGGGCGGGTGATCGCCATAAACGGCACTGATTCGAAGCGAATAACCCTCCGCTCCTATATCGTTTTTGACAATACTAAGAGCCTTGATTTCCGACAGCTTGATGGCTTGTGTCCCAGTGCTATTGATGATAAAGTTAGCCATAATCAGCCTCCCTTCAACCTATCAATGGCTAATATGTTGCAAACGCATTTGCCAAATTCGTATAGACATTCGGGTTTGCATCCGTCTCATACCAGCTACCGACGTTCGTCAGTTTGTTCGCACCGTCCACCGTCAACCCACTTGTCAAGATACCAGTATTGATCAGTGTCACTTCACAGGCAACCGCGCCCACAACGGTGAACCCACCGATAAGCCGATAGCCCTTGAACCGAAAACGATCATCGGTACTTTCGGTGATGACAGTGACAAGGCCCTCGATAGTCTGCCCGGTTCCGTCTGCATAAACCCTGATCGCATCACCGGACGCACCTGCTCGGTTAATATCAATCGAAGAACCGGACCCGGCGCTTGCGGTGAAGTTCTTCAGGAAAAGGTTGATCCGCTTGCCGACGCTCGTATTGTTCACCTGGAGACCGACATAATTTCCGTGGTCGATCTCGATATCTTCCAAAGTCGCTGACCAGGTTCCCGAGGCAGCGGCAGGATCAATGCCGATGACGTGAGTTACGCTCAATGAGGAGGAAATAACCACATCACCGTCAACACCCTTAACAACAACCCCATTTACATTAGGCCAGACAACGGCAGCAGCTTCGTCATAATCTCCACCCCGCATAATGACCGTTTTCCGCGCTGTCGTGACCAAGGTAAAAGCCTTGGTAAGCGTTTTGATGGGAGTAAGGATTCCACCGTCGTTTATGCCATCGTCACCGTTGGGATCTACATAAATCTTATCTGTAGACTCGGTGGGGTTAATGGTTGCGCGTGGACCAAGAGTTACAATTCTAAAATCACTCATAATTCGTACCTCCAATTTTAGGTTAAAGGGTTAACTGCAAACTTCTACTCATCTTCTTCAATCGCTCCGTCGTCTACGTCAAGCATCGGATTGACCATCAAGCCGTGGACCGCAGTTGCCAGGGCCGTGATCGCCGGCCACTCTTCCCAGGCCGTTGACCCTCGATCGGTCATGGCCTCCTTCGGGAAGGCGTCCATGTGTGCCCTAAGTTTCTGGCAGTTCCCGCGGTCCAGAACACGCCGATACAGGCTGAGGGTGGCCACATAGTCCCTGAAGGCATTGGCCTGATCGGAATAAAGACCGGGGATCAGCACTAAAAAGGGCTCATCTTCCATCGTGCCCATGATCTGAGAGATCCGGAAGCTCAACGATTCATCCCCGTCGCAATAAAATCCCTTATCCAGGGATGGGCTGTAAAGTTTCCTCAAGGCCAGGGCGCCTCCCACCAGTTCGGTCAGGACCGCGGCCTCAATCTCGGCCAGGACCGATATTCTCTTGGTCCCCAGGTTCCATTCGGGCCTAATCTGTGGGTCATCAACCCGCCCCAGGCCGACCACTACGACAAATCCGGGCTTCTTGGCCGGAGGGACAAATCCCCCGACGATCTCCTGAAACTCTCCATTACCTCCAACGTTCCGGTAATAATAAGCCCGGGCCTTATATCCGGCATCCTCGCCGGTGATATGAGCGAGGTCCTTCTGTGCCATAGTGGGGAAGATCTCGGCTATGGTCACTTTTTCGATAACGGAAGGCATAGTCATAGTACCGGTCCTATTGCCCAATCAAAAATTATATCAGCAGTTTTAATTATATCCTCAATCGCAGCGGGTTTATTTGTAGCCATAATGGCCAGTTCAAGACATTTTAAAGTCAGGGCTTCTTTTTCTCCCACAGACATCAGTCTTCGTGGTCTTTTATCTTCTTTGGGTTCCATTAGTCCAAGCACCCCGATAGCGCCGATCCGGCTCCATACTTCCGAGCCATGGTTTCATAATTTAAAGCATGACGAAAATGATCCGGTCCCAACCTCACGTAGACATACCGCTTCGACCCCGACTCTAAATCCTCTTCCAGCCTCTTGGCGATATTATGACAGTGCAGCGCAAACTCCTCGACCATCTGTGATTTTCTCGGAATGACAATCTTCCCCTCCATGATCTGATTTCCGCAAGCATCCAACGTTTCAGTCCGATTGCTCGAAACGGTCATGTTCTGCTCATTCCACTTCTCGGGCCCTTTTTGTGATTCCGAGTAATAATTCAAAAACACTTTCCCGGGAAACTTGGCCGCAAACCCCCTGGCCTTGTTCTGGTCCGGAAGACCATCGATCACACACCGAAAGCAATTGAACCGGCGCATCAGGCCTTCCAGGTCCTCCCAATCCTTGTGTATCCCCAGGTAAACGATCTGCCCGGCCAAGTCGGGATGTTCCTTTCCGATCACGACGTGGAGATCCTTGCCCTGGTCAATCCCCATGGAACAGGGTCCTGGATCAGCCTCCGGGATCCCGGCGCTCCCGCACAGCGCATAAACCTGTTCAACAGAGATCCGGTTCTTGGCCTCGACGTAGGCGATGCCGATCTTCAGGTTGTAAAACTCGGTCAGGTTGTCTGTGGTTCGGAATTTGGTTAGGATCTCGGATGGAGAAACAAAGTGGCTGAAGAGTTGTGAGTAATGGCGGCCCCGGCGCTCAGTTATCTCCGGCCGCTTGGCCACCCATTCCCCGATTGAAGGGTTTAGCTCGCCATGACACTTGGTGCAGGCCCGAATGACCCGGCCCCCCACCTCCAATAGGCAATTCGGAAAGGTGTCCTCCATGCAAACATATTCGCCACACTTCCCGCATTTAAGAAGCCAATATCTCTGGTCGGTCTGCTGGAATTCCTTGTCAATTCCATAGTCCGGCATGGTAGGGTTGGAGAGCATCAGGGATTCCTTGAATTCACTGTGTCCCATCCGTTCCAGGGCCATATCGACCATTTTTTGAGGGGCCTCATCCAGTTCATCAAAAACAATAAAGTCAGCCGGAACCGATTTCAATCCAACCCTGCTTTGCATCCCCCGGAGGTAGAGGAACGTCTTCCAGACCTGTTTCAGGCCAGCGGAATCGGTATCTTTTATCCATCGCCCAATCGTTTTTGGATTATCTTCGATTAGCGGCGTCACCCGACCCTTGCTGAACTCCAAAACATCCGTCCGAGATGGGAATAGGTATAAAATCCCTTTAAATCCCCTAAACCTGGCCGCGTGCAGCACCCTCAAAATGGCCTTGGAGGTCAGGCCTAATTGAGCGGCTTTTTCTTCAACTTGATTCGGGTGGTTATCTTGGTAGGGTTCGATGAGGTATTCATGGAAATCAAACGAGAAAGGCTGTCCGTCAAGGACCAGGCCGGCGGACTTAACCCAGGTGTAAAAGGCCTCGCCTTTTTCCGTTTCGCCACTGCCCCAGGTATCCTCCAGGGTAGCGATAAAACTATTCAGCCTGCTCTTTGTCTCTGATTCGACCGATAATCGCATCTCTTACCTCGGGGGCCTGTTCACCTATGGCCTCCATGACGGTTTTTCTGAATTGAGATTCTCCCTCAACCGCGACCCTGTATTGTTCCGGCGGATAATCACCTCTGAGCTTATGGGCGTCTTTCCTGGCCTCCTGGCGGATCTTCCAATCCACCATAGGCTTGGAATAAATCACCTCTTCGGTCTGTTTGATCAAGTTGCCTTCGCCGTCAAACTCTCTCGTTGTGGCCTTAAAGGCTTCTGGTTTTGAGGCGTTTAATTCCCTTTTGAGCTTTTTGGCGAGGTATTCTGGAGTGACCCCGTTTTTGTCCATGATGAGGTCAAATGAGGAAATGAGATTTTTGTTAATATATTCAGCGGTTACTGGCATGATTTCATCACTTAACACAACTAAAAAATATGTCAAGGCCCCCCCAAATTCCGCTCAAGGGTTCCGACTCAAGGGTTGTCACTCAAGGGTTACAAAAATCATAAAAATTCACAAAAATTCTCCTCTTTCATTTTTTCCTGATTGCCATGCCATGAGTTTGAGCGGAAAAGCATGAACTCTCCTTGCGCTTGGCCTTCCGTGGCGCATATAAAAAATAGCTCCGCAATCGTGTAACTCTTTTTTATGACTAATTATTTTCGTCACTGAGCATTGAAAAAAATCAGCAATTGCCTGCCATCCCACCAAGGAACGCTCAAAATTACTCATCTCTCTCCACTGCCTCCCTCGGATACATTTTCTTCAGCTCTTCCATGAGCCTTTTGTGAGCTTGGATGGCATCTGCTTCCCGGAAGTTCTTGGATTCTATCCGGATGATCTTCTCGGCGTAGGGCCAGGGTTTTACCGGGATGCCCTTATGGGCTGCCCGGCGTACTTGATCAATGGCGTGAAGGATGGCGCGGGGGTGTTTGCCTTTATACTTCTGGATGAATTGGTGGGCGTTGAATTGGATGGTTTGGAGGATAGGGTCCTGGGCGGCGAGTAGGATTTCTTGAAAAAGGGCCTCGTCTGAGGCTATTGGGCTTTCGCCGAAGTGGTTATTACTATTACGCGCGTATATTGCTTTTTTTAACTTCACTTCACTTAACTTCAGCGGGACCTCTCCGGGAGTAGTCCGGGCCTCCTCCGGGAGTTCTCCGGGAGTAATACGGGACCTGTCAAGTTCTGCTTCTATTTCGGGGTCTTGGGGATTTGGGTCTGTTTTTGGTCTTTTTGGTTCATTTTGGGGGCCTGTGTGGGCCTGTGTCGGGCTTTCTCCTACGCCCTGGGGTGTTTGCCCGGACCCTTTTCGTGGTCTCGGCTTGCCGGGCGGCTTGGGCTTCGTGGGCGGTTTAGGTGGTGGAATCCTTGATTCGGCTTCCTTGTCCCGTCTCAATTTCTGGTTGGCCGCGAAGCCGGGGAAGGCCATCCAATGCTTTCCATCGACCTCATAATATTCGATCAGCCCAATGGCCTGGGCGTCCTTAAAAAACTCGTCAATTTGTGACGTTTTGATGTCCTCCAGGAGGGGGCAGACCGTGGCCTTAAATACCCTGGCCTCGCCGGATAGGCGGCCTTCGACGTCCGCGTGGGCCAGCGCCCAGGTGAACAGTAGCCGGTGGGTGTCGTTTTTGAGGTCCGCTAACTCCTGGTTCAGGGAGATCTTCTTTTTGAGCATCCTGCCGTCGGCCATCCTTCTCCTCCTTTTCAAATCGGTATGTATTGAAGTTTTTAAATGTCTCGGGAACCTCCATCCCATAATCGCTGGCTATTATCCCGGAAACATTGCGGTATGTTTCGCCACCCTCATTAAATTCGACCAGGGCTAAACAAATAACCCGATCAAAATATTCACCCTCTTCCCCCCCATCAAAGACCGCCACAAGGTCAATGGGGGCCGGGATCATTTGTAATATTTTTGTCTCAAACATACTTCCCCTCCTTTAATTGTTTAAGAATAAAGAGAAAATCGTCAATTGATCGGATTACAAATGCCTGCCCTCCGGAGGCCAGGATCTTCCCCCGTTCGGCCTCCTGGGCGGGGCTTAACCGGCCCCTGCCGGTCTTGTATTCAATAGCCATGAAATAACCACGATAGCAAGCTAAAGTGTCGGGGGTCCCCGGCCTGGTCCCGAGGCCCCCCAATTGGTTGAAATAGACGAACTCGTCTCCCAGGGTCCACTTCGCGGCCATCAGGCAGGCCCGGCGCAGGGCGCTGTGGGGGTTAGTCGGGCGGGCCATCAGTTCTTCCCCGGCGGGATGAAGCCCGGAGTAATTATGCGCTTTTCTGTTATTTGGTTCTGGATCGCATTCAGGAGATTCACCTGGGCAAACTGCAAGATCCGGATGGCCTCAAACGGGTCCGGGACGCCCTTCCAATTCATCTCCATGTGTCCATTATCGTTGATCGTTAGTTCAAGTTTGATCATTAGTTAAACTCCTTCAAATAAGTTGAATTGATGAATAATTCCATGAGGCCACTTAGCCATTGGTTCCTCCTTTATGGTAGTTCATTCCACTCCACTCCGTCCAGGGTCCGCCCCCCATAGCTCAATTTCTTCAGGAAGAACGGAACCCCTGCCGCAACCGCCTGGTCCCTCAAATCCTTAAACCAGTTAGGCCGTGCGTGACGGGCTCCAGGGCCTGTCTCGGCTCCGGCGACTACCCAATCAATAGAAGATTGACCTCCACATTCCATTTCCCAGGCCTTTTCCGGACCGGATGGGGGTAATCCCTTTCGGACGTCAATCGGCCCCAACATCGGCTCGACCGACACCCACCTTTTAAACCCAGGAATCCTCAATAGCTCCGGGATTTTTTGGCCAGCTTCAGCCTGGTTGCAGACCGTGACCCCCAACCAGAGGTTTTCAAAATATGGGAAGGGGATATCTCGCTGTTTAGGATCATAATACTCGGGAGCGCAAAGAACCTGTTGGACGATGCGTTCCGGCCTCTTGGTCAGGGTAAAAAAGGTGTGCTGCGGGCAATTTCCGATCACATCGAGGATCGCATTAATCCATTCGTACTTAACCCCAAGGTGCATCCAATCTCCCATGAACTGGACGCCGATCCGGGCCGGTTTGCGCCAATGCAGGGGGGCTTCGAGTTTCTTTTGGTTCAAATGGAACGGTCCCCCGGCATAGGCGCGGCGCTCGTCCTGTGCGATTCCGGGATTCCCGGCCAGCCGCTTCGCCATGCGGAGATGCCAACAAAATCGACATCCCTCACTGACCGGCGTGCAGCGCATGGAAATAGGGTTCCAAACGTGCGTCAAATAATCTATCTTAGTCTTTCCCATTTTTTACCCGCCTTCCATCAAAGGTACGATGACATTTCATACAAAGAGGAATAATGATCAAATGTTTTCCGATAGAGTAACCTTCGGCATGATGATATTCATGCCGGGATTCTCCCTTCTTATAAATATTCCCACACTTTTGGCAAGGAAGCTCGCTCGCTTTTTTAATCTTTCCAGTCCGAATAAGGACATTAATTCTATGCCGTGCTTGACTTGCATCTCCTTCTCTTTCTGGAGCAGGCAGAGGACCATGTTTTTTTTGATTCTCTGGAACAGGAATATAATGATTTCTTGAATATTGATTCTGGCATTTTCCACATTGTCCCCCCAATCCATCTTTTCTTGCTGGATTTTTATGAAATTCTTTATGTTTTTTCCACGTTCGGCAAGCAAAACACCACTTAAGTCCTTTTGAAATTAGTTTTTTATATTCATTAACCGTAATCCCAATTTTACCAGCCGCTATTTTTATTGCTCCTTCTTGTGTTTGGGCCATTCTTTTGCCTCCTTCATTTTTTTTATAAAGGATAGCATTATGTATTTAGAATGTCAATAAATATTACGGTCGAGATATTCGATGCCCTTCATTCCTCCACCTCCTCGTCTTCGTAGGGGACCTCGACCAGGGGCTTGCCGCACTTAGGACAGTAGGCCCAATTATTATATTGCGGGCTACCCTCGGTAAACTCGAAGGCGTATCCGCATGGTTTGTCAGCCTCCCATTGCCCGTTTTCGTCTTCTCGCCAGGTACATTGGGGGCGGTCAACCAATTTCTTAGGATCGAAGGGGGGGCCTTCCGGCCCCCAATCGTTGTTATTTTCCATTTTCCTTCACCTCGCCGGTCGCCCTGGGGCAATCAACCGCGATCGCATCTCCCCGAGGGCAAGGAGGGCAATAGGTCAGGGGAACTTCCTGGAGATCCGGGCAGAGATGGAAATCGGCCTGCTTCTCCATGTCAAAGCCGGGCATAGATTCTCCCTGGCCTTTTTTAGCCCGGAGGACGGCCTGTGCCTTGGTTAGCGGCGGTCCATCATTGTCCTGGGATGGTTGCCCCACCTTCGGGCCTTGCGCCTCACCACGGCCCTCCTGGGCGCCCTGGCCCACTCCCTTGACCTTACTATCCCTCCATTTCTGGAATCCGGCCCAAAATCTGGCGAAATTCTCGTCGCTGGACCCGGCGTCGGCCATGATATCGGCAACTTGGAGTTTCTGCCGATCTGCCGTGGCTCGGGTATAATCAGCCAGGCCGATCACTACGTTCCCGGCCTCGGTCTTGGCCAGGATTTTCCGATCAAACCATTTCCGATCAAACCATTTTAGATGCTCCTGGCGGTCCAGGTCGGCCTGGTTCCCTCCTCCTCCATTTAGGATTTCCTGGCCGGTCATCCCGTCCAGAAGCGGCCCCTGGTCGAGAAGGTCGTCCGGCGCCGGGATCTCGCCCGGAACAAACAGCTTGCCGCAGATCCTGGGCCAAAGGGTCCGAAGGCCCTGGGCCTCGGCTACCTTGGCAATCATGGTCGGCTGGTTGTCGGCCTGCCAGAACTTGGTGATCGACCCGGTGGCGGTCTTTTTGATATACCCCCGGAGGTTCACCTCCAGACGGAACTTGCCCTCCCATCCCTTGGGCGTCGCCTCGAACCAACCCCCGATAAGGGTCTCATCGTCCAGAAGCAGGCCGTGGCTGTCCCGAATCCGGCCCTCCTTGGTTTTGCAAATGATCCCCTTGGTCCATCCTTGGCAATCCTCGCTGGCCCTGGCCCGGCTCCGCAGGAATTCAATGGCCGTGATAATGGCCGCAGGATCCTCGGAGTATTTGACCAAATAGCAATCCCCTGCCAGGGGGTTCAGTTTGCGGGCCTGACAGAGGCCCATGAAAAAGATAACTTCCTGGTCGGTGACCAGGTTTCCCTTGCCTCGGACCAGATATGTCCGGATCAGGCCGGGCGTCAGCTTGATTTGGACGCCTTCGACCTCGTAGGCCACTTCCTTGTTGGCCAGGGCCAATGATCTTTGTTCTGTTGCTGCCATTTTTTAGTCCTCCTTTAGAATTTTGATTCCATTTTTTAAAATTTTTATCATCATTTTATCCCAGGCTGCCCAGGCTGCCTCCCTGGCTGCCTCCCAGGCTGCCCAGGCTGCCTCCCCGGCTGCCTCCCAGGCTGCCCCGGCTGCC